GCGATGTATGTATCGATCTTGTTTGCTACTTCCTCTGAAGACTCAGTGTTCAGTGTAGCCATTACGTTGCCTGCGCCCTGCTCCTTGTCGATGTCGCCTACCTGATAGTTGAAGTAAGCAGCCTTATCAACAACGAGCGATACGGAAGTATCTGCTACGGTTTCCGGTGTTGAGAGTGTGATGTCGCCATCAATGAGATCGTGTTCTGTTACTGTCGGCTTTCCGACGCCCTTGATTCTTACTGTGTCGCCAAGGCCCTTGATCTCTCCGCTGTAGGACTGATTTGTTCCGTCAGCGAATACGAAGACTCTTTCGAGGTCTCTGTCGATAGCCTTGCTCCAAATCTTTGCTTTGAAATTTGCGTATGACATTGTCTTTTTCCTTTCTGTGTGCTGAAACTATAATCTTCCCATTGACCTCATAACCTTGTCCCAGTTGGCATCCATTTCCTCGTCGGTCAGGTTATCGAGTTCCTCGGATGTGTAGTAGTCGCGTTCAGCCTTTGTATCGGACACTCTGCCAATCGCATCAGGTGCAAGAACCTTTTCTTTCAGTTCCATCGCTTTTGCTGCGTAGTACGCTTCCTTCGTTGACAGTCCTGCCGCGATCATGTTAAGGAACGGACTCCCTAACTCATCCAAGCTTTTTACGTTCGGATCGATTGACTGAACCTCACGTAATCCGTCACGCATCAGCCGGTCTACCTGGACGTTGAGAAGCTGTCCTTCGAGTTCCGCGTTCCTTGCTTTCAGGTCCTCGTACTCTCTGTCACGTTCGTACACTTCTCTGTAGTCTTCCGGTGCCATCTCTTCTGCGTAAGCATTTGCATTGATGACAAGGTCCTCGACCGAGTCTCCTTCAAAGTAGCGTCCGAGTGCCTGCATCATCATCTGCCTCTCTCTTTCGAGTGCCTGGTTCTGTCTGCGCATCTCGGCAAAGGCAGCGTCCGCATCACTGCGCTGATGCACTGGCTGTGCCTCTTCGGCCTGCTCTTCGGAATCCTCTGTGTCAGGTGCAGTTTCAGCGACTTCCTGCGTTTCTTCGCTTTCGAGAGCTTCTGTTTCAGGTTCAGCGACTTCCTGAGTTTCTACGCTTTCGTTGTAGTTCTCGTCCATTTCATCAATTTCCTTTCTCTTATTAAGTTGTGTGAAGTGTGGTTATACGACTCGGAATTTCTTCTCTGCCGTAATGTATGTCTCCAGAGCTTCCTTCGCCTTCTTCTCGTCAGCGGTGTTCTTGCTCTTTGAGGCCTTCTTCTGAGGTGCTTCTTCCCATCCGCACCAGTTCTTCAGAGCGAAGTTCGTTACGTTCGGTACATACTTCTTCAGCATCGCTCCGGATGCGATAGTGTCAGCGCACATGTCGCGCATCTGCTTCGATTCGGTCGGATGCAGTCTGAACCATTCGTGTACGTCCGCTCTCGGTTTCTCTATGAAGTCAGCAAAAGCGGAGATAGTAGGTACTATCTTGTAGCCGTCCGTTTCAACGCTCTTCAGAAACTCCTCGAAGTTTCTCAGCATTGTGGATGCAGACATTCCCTTTACTCCGCTCTGTAGATCTTTTGCTGTTATTCCTTTTGCCATTACTGTGCCAGTGATGCCTGGACTCCCTGATAGGAGCCACCGCTCACTCCCCCTACGTTCACTCCGCCACCGAGACTGTCATCGATAGGCTGTTCTATCGGATTGCCTTCGTCATCGACCGGTATCTGACCCATCTCCTGCATCCGCTCACGCTCTTCCACTATCTGAAGGAGTACGTCCTTAGGGATCGATGCGTGTTCCGGATATGCGGTAGCGTATTCTCTGAAGGTTATCTTGTTGTTGTTGAAGAGGTTCGTCAGCTCCTGCTGTGTCGCCATCTTCGACAGTGTCGTGTCTTCTGCGATATCGACTCTCACGTTCGGCAGGATAGTCTCTATCTCGTCCGCACTTATCTGTACTCCGTCCATGTCGATGCCGTCTGGGAAGTATGTCTTCCACAGCTCGAACCACAGGAGTGCAGTGTTCTCTACGAAGTCCTGATACATCGATACCTGCTCGTTCAGCGGTACCTGCTGCTGGTCTCTGATCGTCTGCGCCGCAGTACCTGATACTCTCGAAAGGTCGATGTTACCGAGCTGTGCGTCTGATGCTCCGGCCAAGGTCCTCGACTCGTTCAGAAGTTCGTCACTAAGCTGCTTCGCGTCTCCGCTCATTGCCTGAGGCGCGAGGTATGCGACCATGCTCGATATCGCCTGCGCACTGCCGCCATTCAGCTTGATGGCTGCTCCGACCTTGTCGAGATCCTCAGGATTCGCTATGCTCGAATCGTCATATGCAAGCCTCGGATATGCAGTCATCTTGACTGACATCGCTCTTCTTGCGAGTGTCTTGTTCAGTTCGAGCTGGTTCGGTATCAGCTGTTCTACCTCGGAAACTCCTCTCGCATCGTTAGGCATCTCGAGCCATATCATCGGTACGATCGGATATACTGTCAGGCCGTTGCCGAAAAGCTCACCGCCCTTGCTCTGCTGTATCGGTCTCACCTGCTGATACATCACGTTCTTCGTGCATCTGCCGACTGAGACGATGCCGGTCTTCACATCCTTCTCCATGTACAGAAGGCTCGTTACCTTGCCCTTGACTTCTTCCTTATTAAGTAAGGTCGTGGTCATGTCCTTGTCCGGCTGTATCAGTGCGATGTCCGAATCCTTCACGCCCGCAAGCCTTGCGCGTTCCTTTATCAGTGACGGCTCAAGACGCTCCTCGATGATTATCCAGGGCTGATCCTGGATGTTAGTGATGTTCTCGTCTCCGAGATGCATCTGCGTGTTGTGGATTATCTGCGGCGTCTTCCTTGTGTCACCGCCTTCGCCCCAGAATACGTATGAGTCGGATTCGATGGCTGAGTGCTTCAGGTTCTTCCATGCGACTCTGTTCATCTTCGCCTTCTCCCATGAGATGCCGAATAGCGTATTCAGTTTGTCTATGACTTCCTCGTTCTGCCCGTTCATGTCAGAAAACAGCGCAGTCACCGAATGCTGTGCGACTGTAGAGACCTTGTAGTCGATGGTCGGCTTGATGAAGTTCAGCATCGGAAGATTCTCCATCCCCTTGCTGTCTTCGACCGCTTCCCACTGTTTGCCCGCGTACATCTGCCAGCTCTTTTCCGTCTTTACCAGGATGCCCTTCTTGTCCATGTAGTTCTTGGACTTGTTGTAGCGGTCCCAGATACCGTAAATGTCTATCGTTGCCATGTCTTAGATCCTCGCGTTATCGATGCGCTCAAGCATCTTCTCGTCTTCAGTCAGTTCACGTTCCTCTTTCTTCTTAGGGACGAGTATCTTTCGCTGCGCGTTCACGTTGTATCCGATAATGAATGATGCGATGCTCATCATCGGCAGGAGCGCAGCAAGTACGATTATCGTTATCAGTTCCATCTAGATCACCTTCACTCTCCCGTGTCCCTTGCTCCCGTGGCTCTTTGCCCACTGCGGGAACATCTTCTCAAAGTAGTTTTCCTTAGCCTTCTTTGCTCCCTGGCCTCTCTGATAGATGAGCCGGTTCAGTGCCTGACTCATAGCATCGACTTGGTCATCGTGTGCCGCGTTCGGAAATGCACTGCACTCCTCTACGAAGTCGCCCGTGAAGCGTTTATGCTTCGGAAGATGCACGTTCCCGCTCTCGATGGCACCGAGGATAGCCTGCACTCGCGCCATCTTCGAACCGATAGGCTGTACGGGTATGATTCCCGTCATCTCGTATCTCAGCATTCTGATGATGGCCGAGCCGTTCGCTCTGTCCTCTATCAGTGTCGTGGTGCATTCCGGATACATCGCTCTGAGCCTGCGTATCTCCACGATCGTGTCAGGGAATGAAAGGTGCTTCTTCACCGCGTCCACTAAGTAGATGTCCGCATTGTTCTTGCCCCATACCTGGATCGCTACGAAGTCGGACTGGTCATCGTCTTTGAATGCCGCATCCACGCTCATTACCCATGTGTTTATCTGAGGAAGCTCCTCGTAGTATTCCCACCAGTCGCGCTCGATGATGTTTCCTTCCATAGCGGTCGGACGACCTTGGAACAGTGCGTTCCATGTCATCGAGCCTTCACGCGATACGAGTCCCTTCTTGTATTCCTCAAGCCATGCATTCCCCTTGCCGATCTCAGGACATAGGGCATCACCGATGTGCCTGCCTAAAAGGTCGTTATCTTCCTCGCATTCACAAGGGAAACGCAGCAGCTTGATGTTCTCTTCCTCTTGTAATAAGCGTCCGGCCAGGTCGTCCTCATGCCAGCGCGTCATTATCAGGATGACCTTCGAGTGCGGTGCAAGTCGCGTCTTGAACGACATCAGCCACTCAGAGTAGATGAGGTCTCTTCTGCTTTTACTGAAAGCCTCTTTGTTGTTCTTGATAGGGTCGTCTATTATCATCAGATTCGCAGGACGACCCGTGACACCCGTGCCGACACCGCGCGATATCATCCCGCCGCCGTACTCCGCTATCTCGAACTCGACTGCTCTGTTACTATCCTTCGCTACGTGGATGCCGAATACCTCGTCACCGAACTCCTCGACCTTGCGCTTGTTGTTACGTCCGAACTTGATAGCAAAGTCCTCGTTGTATGAGATCTCGATGACATGCCGGTCAGGATGCCTGCCCAGATACCACGAAGGTAAAGTCTCCGTTATCGACTGACTCTTCCCGTGCTGAGGCGGTGTCGTGATGACCAGTATCTCGTAAGGCTTCTCCGTCTCACGCTCTACGAAGTTCTGCACATATCCGCATAGAAATCTGTGGAAAGGTGTCTTCTTCCATGCCCCGTGATGCACGTATTTCACATATTCGCAGTAGTCCGTCTGCAGCACAGCACGATACGTGTCTACTGCACTTATGTTTGCCATCCCGCTCCTCCCAACGCCATCACGCTGAGTGCCATAACGGCACCAGGCATTTTTCAGATTTTTTCAAAATTTTTTGCGACCAAGTCCCGTTTTTCACCCTCAATTGGGTATAGACCTACTACTCCCAACTTGGGGCCCCGGACGCCCCTGCGAGGTGCGCCGCAGGCACTGAACCTTAGCCAAAGGCACTAAAAAAACCATCCTCTGCGGATGGCTGTTTTGGAGTGGTTTCCGTTTTGCAAATGCACTATATATATATAATAGAAGAGTGATGATGATCATGGGACGGAACGGGTCGGCTGCCGGCTGTCGTTTTCGTTCCTTAATATGCCCCCCGTCCTGACTCCAGCTATCATCTTCTTTTCTTTTTTCCTTTAAATTGTAGGGTCGTAACTCTATCCGGACGGGGGACAACTACCAATAGCAATAGGCTTTGACCTGGCTCAAGTCCTCGATGCATCCCCGTGTTCGCTCCAGAGCGACCGCGTCCCGTGTCTGCATGCCCTGTTCGCTGTGTGATTGTTGGCTTCATCCCTTTTGAATTAACGAAAATAAAAAAGCATAGCAGAGATATTCTCCAATGTGCTTCCTGTAATAAAAGTAATTTGTGAATTCTATTTTTGTCAAGCATGCGATTTTAAATTGACATTATCCTACCAGGTCCGCGCTGTCGCTGTTTGTGCCTCGCTGCCTCGCAGATCCCAAACTTTTTTGCCGGTGCTTCCGTGCTGTTTCCTTCTATTATATGCCATTAGGATTTGCTGATGCTTCTGCTCGGTGATTTGAAAAAAGTTTAAAAAAGTTGTTGACAACACCAAACAAGGTGTGCTAAGGTTTAGCTACACCAAACAAGACAGACGGCAAAACAAGCCGTCACTACTTAATGACATACACCAAACAAGATTATACCAGGAAGGAAGGCACGGACCATGAAGAAGACAGAGAACAGAGTAGCACTCGAAAAAGCCATCACGTTCAAGATGACCGGAAAGATGGAAGGCTTCGCATCACTCTCAACATCACCGCTCTGCAATGCTCACTGCATCGAGAGAATGAAATCAGATGTAGCGGTGTGCAAACATTGCTTCTCTGCAAGGATGCAGAAGAGATACGCAAACCTTCGCGAGAAGCTCGAGAGGAATACAGAACTTCTGACAAAGACAGAACTCAAACCGGAAGACATCCCGTTTCTCAATATGGCGTTCTTCAGATTCGAGAGCTTCGGAGATCTCAATAATACGCTCCAGGTCAAGAACTACTTCCTGATAGCAGAGCAGAATAAGCATTGCACGATGGCACTGTGGACTAAAAACCCTTGGATCATCGCAGATGCAATCGAAGAGTACGGCATAGAGAAGCCGGATAATCTGATAATCATTCTGTCATCGGTACTTCTGAATGTGTCATTGGATGCAGACCAGGTCGCACAGAAATATCCGTTCGTTGACAAGGTATTCACAGTATATGACAAGGAACACGCGGAGAACGTCAACATCAACTGCGGTGCAAGGTGCTGCGCAACCTGTCAGAGATGCTACCACAAGGCAGACGGCATCGAGTACGTTAACGAACTTTTGAAGTAATCAAACCAGGTGCATAGGTGTAGGGGCCGAGATCCCCTACACCGGAAGGGAGAAGAGGCAATGAAGTATATCTACATAGCAAGTCTGTACAGATTCGGATATGAACTGACAGTAGCGGAGACATCAGAACAGAAGGCGAAGGCAGCCGTGATAGAGGAATACATCAAGGCATTTCAGGATATAAACGGATTTCATCCGGATGATGAAGAGTCCGACAGAGGACACGGCACAACCTGGCTCGATGAGGCAAAGGAAGATATCGAGATCTACAGAATGGCAGTCGGCAAAGTCGATTGGAGATAAAGAAGGGAGACAGAATCATGACACTTTACAAGGCACTGAAAATGTACGGAGCGGATGCGGATGAGATCACAATAATTTTTCCGGCATCGTTCAGAATGGAATCGGCAGACTACGGATTCAGCGGATGCACATTTGCAACTATCGCAGAGGAAGCACCGGAAGCATTCACGCTGACGGTATCAGATATCAGCATCAAGGATGACGGAGCGGATCTGAAGATATGGACAAGGTACGGGATGGCCTACAGACAGAACATGGCCGAGCTGCTCGGAGACGATGGCGAGGATGACTATCCGGACGTATGGACGGCAATCAGGTGGCTCGGATGGGATCTCAAGAAGGAAGACGACTTCACAATCGGAGAAATGAAAAAACTTGCAGAGATATGCAACTGTGACCTGGTCAAGGTCATCGAGGAAATCAGAGAGGAGATATAGACATGATGGTGTACTACACATGGAAGGGATGGGAAATCAGCTCATTCTTTAAGGGGAACAGACACCCTATGTATGTAAAGAGCGTCCGCAAGGGATGCGTGACATGGACAACGGATTATCTGTACGCTGCACACTACAGTGAGAAGACCGCAAGCAAGCACTACGAGAACATCATGACCGGAGTCTACGGAGATACAGAGGATGTGGATACAGAGCGCAACGCACTCGCAGATGAGATCGACAGACTCAACACCAGGGTCAGCGTCCTGAATGATGAGTACACAAGGAAGTACGGAGAGGAGAGATAGGCATGGGCGTGTGGGAAATGACGGCAATAATCGTGTACAAGTCGCTGTGGTGGATAATCCCCACGATAGGAAGCATCATAGCGATGGCGATAACAGAGAGATAACCTTTAACAATCCGCATCCGGTGCGGTGCGGATGATTAAGGGCTATCAGAGATAACACAATGAAGGGAGACGGTTATGGCACTTATAAAGAACACGGAGATCACAAACGACACCATCAGAGAGTACAAAGTGGAGTTTGACACAGTAGAACACAGAGCAGAGGCCTTCAGAGTTGTACGCCAGGTCCATCAGGAAGGCACACACAGAATCTATCACGCACACGAAGGACTTAAGATAGAGTACGCCGGAGAGGTGATAGCAGACGAGAGCAGGATGCTATACATCGTATGTCCAAGCAAGACATACCACTATCTGCTCAGAGAATGGCACGAATGGATGGGATTATAGGAAGGGAGAAGGCAATGATTTATTTCGGAGAAGGATTAGGTGAGACTTGGAGAAGGGATAACGCAGACTACCACGAAGCACACCGGAGACATCCGCTCTGCGGTTCAAGAGTGGTCATCATAGACAGAGATTCTGCGGAGTACGGACGCAAGGGAACTATCACAAAAGTCACAGAGTCTAGTCCGGAGTTCAAGATAACTCTCAAGGCGTGGGATAGCGGAGAGGAATACATCTACGCAGACAAGTGGCAGTTCAGAATCATCGATAAATGAAGGGAGAACAGAGATGGTATACATCATGACATTGGTAATACTCGGTATCGCATGGATCATAAACTAGAAGGGAGAACTGACATGTACAGATTCGGAAAAGCGGATAAGGTAGTTCCGGTTACAGACGGAAACGGATACAAGGTAATGATATACACATCAGGCGGATACGTTCCGATGTCCGCCCTGGTGGATGGAGAATGGGAAGTCTGCGTGTTCAGCACACTTCAGCAGGCAGAAGCAGAGATGAAGAACTTCAACGACTTCTCATGGGAGAACGACTAGAAAGGGGAGGGGAGAACAGAACATAGCATCCGGAGCGCGATGTATGGTACAATCACCATACAAGATTGAGAGGTGATAGACATGGGCAAAGCAAAACCGGAGACAGTAGCAAAGTACCATCAGGAATATCTCAGGACATACTATCTGATGCTCAGAGTGGATGATGATGAGGAGTTGCTTGATTACATCTTCAACTGTGGGATAAAGCCATCGGAACTGTTCCGTAGGGCGATCCGGAGTTACATGAAAGAGGTGGAGTGATGGGAAACACAAGCTCAGACGTAAAGATGCGCTATAACAGCAAGGCCTACAAGAAGGTCGGAGTCACATTCCGGAAGGACACAGACGCGGATCTCATAAAGTTTGTGGAGACTCATAAGGGCAAAATCGGCACAACACAGTTATTCAGAGAAGCATTGGAGCATTACATCAAAAATGAAAAGAGCGAGGAGTAAAATCCTCGCTCTTTTAGTTGGGCATCACGATATTGGTGAATTTCGTGAGCGCGATGGTCTTTATCCTTTTGAGTTCTTCAAGGTTTGCGATTCCAAGATGCTCGACAATATTATCATCATCCTGGCGGTCAATCAGCCACCATTGGAGTACTAGCCTCTCGACTTCCGGAAGGTCGCCAAGTCCAAGCCTCACCATACCGCAGTACATTTCATATTCTGCCTCGCGGAGTTCCAGGATTCGCTCAAGTTGCTCCCAATCCCCTTTTTCAGTTCCTGCTACGGGATCTGCGACAAATTTACGCGTTGTCGCAAGTTCTACCTCTATCGCGGCAAGGGTCTTGCGGTTCTTGGGATAGTCCGCTATGAGCTGTACTACATCGAAGTTCCAATATCTCATGGCTTGAACACTCCGTGATTACATGTTGTCTTTTCCAGCACTGTTTTCAGGTGCAAAACGCAATATCCTGAAGGAAAGTCATCCTCTGGATCGTCGAATGGTTCGTAGTATGCACAGTTCTTGCAGATGCTCCCGCTGTTGCCTTGCGAGAAGGAATAATTACCCGTCTCAGCTCGACTTTTCTCGCCTAAAACCATGTCATAGACCATTTCCTTTACCTCGTCGATTTCTTTCCTCATATCGGCAATTAAGTCAGCGGTCAGTCGCCATGTCTGTTTGTTCAGAACCATCGGCACTGTGCAGTAGTTCGCTCCCTTGTATCGGATATACTCACTGCACTCCTCGCAGTTCGGATATCGGCATTCTCTTTCAGGGATCGCTTTGCCGTTACCGCTCTGCTCCATCGCTCTTCCTCTGCGTGATGGTGTCTCCTGAATATAAATCTCATCTGTGATAAATCCGTCTGATTCAATCTCTCGCATCTAACACCTCTCTTTCAATATCGTTCAGGATCGCTCTTGAATCCCTTTGCCATGCACCGCACCAGTTCCAAAGCTTCTCCTCTGATATCCTAGGTGCTATCGTGTCTATGCTGACCTCGTCAATCTTTTCATAGAGGTCACTTATCAGTATCTGTATCGTCTTCGTCTTCTCCATCATCGAACTCCTCGAAAGTCTGCCATCTACTGCACAGATCGCAGTCGCCTACACACGGCTCACCGTCACAGTATTTTGGGTTATAGTATGGTTTACTTACGCTCATCGTTCTGTCTCCTTATAATCCATTCAAGTATGTGACCTATTGCCACAGCTATCCAGTAGATATATCTGTCTTGCCATATGTCCTGACGTTGGGATAACCTCTCGGTTATGATATCCATTCTCTCTTTATCTGCTCTGTATTTACTACTCAATTTCTCTGTCCTTTGCTATCTACGTTAATCATTTCCATCCGCAATCCGTCTGCGGAGTTATCATCTTTTCTCGTTCGTGGTAATTGCATCCGTTTGGATGAACGCAGACATTGTGTATGTAATCCCAATGAGTACAATCATTGCAATCCGTCTGCGGAGTATCGGCATAAGGTGGCATCGATAGGAAACCCTCTGATACGCTTACGTTTATATGTTGTATATAATCTGCTATCTCAAGAACCTTGTCTGTCGGTAGC